AATGTTGACTGTACCGAAATGCGGCACCATATTTCTTAATGTTGAGAACATTTTTGTACAGTCAACATTCCAGAGGTTTCGACCTCAGTTTCCAATGCAGTTGCAAACTGCTCCCTCCAGTTCCCATCAGCAACAAAGATAGTCTATGTTGCTGGTGCATATTACATCTACAGGAAAGTTCAAGACTTTCGACAGTGGTTGTCACCAAAAAGAGACCAGCCGGTTTCTGTTATGACAATTGCTCCTTATGTGTTGTTGGGTGTTGTTGGTGGTTTTGCTTATGCAGCGATGTCATCCGCTTGTTCGGACTGTGAACACACATGCCAGGGTACTTTTACCGATGGTATGTGTCTCATGTGTCAGAAGGGTGAATTGCAGTGTGAGTCATGTGAACAATCAGCAGCAGAAACTCCAACAAAAACACGTAAGCGTAGGAAGTACAAGAAAGAATGCATTGCATCGTTGTGGGGTGAGGTCCGTGAAGGCTTTGCGCTATGGTCTCCATTAGCCGCTGTCTTTGGACTTCATCATTACCGTGATGCGATGTTAGCAAGTAAGGCTCTGGAGGGCCTTGAAGGACTTGTCAAGAAAGTTTGGCATCTTGGTGATAAACCTAAACCTGAATTTAGTATCTCAGATTGTATCAACCGCGTTAATAAGCGCATCCTTTCGATGGGTGACGGTTATGAAGCGGATGATGAGATTATGGGATATAGTACGGAAGGTTCAGCGTCTCGTGCTCGTGAGAGATACGAGAATAGCAAGAACCGCTATGACCGTGAAGGTGAAAGGAAATTCATTGAGAGAGCCAAGCTTGGTTTCTTTGGCGGTTGCATTGATAAGGTCAGCAATGTCTGTACGAATGGATTGGGATTCGGATTAGCCGCAGCGCTTTTCGGATGCTTTATCTATCGGCAGAGGGTGCGTAGGAGCCTTATCTATGGTACAGATGCCGTGAAGAAAACTTGTGACAAGTGGATGAAGAAAGATACTGAGAGTCGGATTTCTGGTTCACATACATTTACTGGCTGTGATAAGATTTGCCGAGCCGTAGCTCAGATATCAACAGAGAGTGGCTCAGTAGGTACAGCTTTCAAATGTGGCAAGTACTGGATAACAGCTGGCCACGTTGTGAAGAGTGGTACTGCCTACTTGCATACCCCAAGTGGAAAGGAAGCAACTGAGGTTATCAAGTTCTTTCCAACAGCAAATGATGGGATAACTGTTATGGCATCTAAGTACAGTCCTATGGGATTGCGCTCGGTGCCTGTTTCAGTTTTGACATCAGCCTTACCAGGTTTTGTTGTTGGTTGTCAGAATGGTGATCCTCACTTGTCAACTGGACTTGTGGAGCCTGATGGGACGCATTATTGTTCAACAACCTTCGGTCACAGTGGTGCTCCGGTCGTTGCTCACAATGGTGTTGTTGTTGGAGTTCATATATTGGGTGATGAGGATGTCAATGGATATTTGCCAATGACCAGGGATATCATTTCTTTTTTACGAGAGGGGCCGTCGGCTCCTGTGAAAAAGAAAGCAGTGGTACCTCAGGACGTGGTGTCCATGGCTCCTATTACAGACTTACTATCCCAAGGGATGCAACAAGCGAGTGTAAGCAACACTTTAGAAAAGCCAGGACCATGTTCGCATGGTCAAGGCCTAATAGTGGACTTGCCTCTGCAGAGATCCTCAAGTTTAGAAAGCCTGGATTCATCCTCTCGTGTGAGCAAACAGCACGACTTGAAAAGGCGAAAGAAAAAGTGGCAGAAATCCTCTGCGGTGCAACCGGGTGTTGCCGCCGCAAGCGTTTAATGGACCTACAAGTTGATCTCTCACGATCTCCTGGCTATCCTTATAAGTACGTTTATCGTTCTAAAAAGGACTCATTGGAGGACCCTATCATTTATGATAGGGTTATGACAGGAAATTGTTGGAGGGATCCAGCCCCTCTGTGGGATGCGTTTGGTAAGTTTGAGATTCTGCCTGTCGAGAAAGCATTAAAGCGATGTAGACTGATAACATCTCCTCCAGTCGACGTAGCATTGTGTGTTTCGATGTGGTATGAGGATCAAAATGAGCGACTGATGTCATTATGTGAGAGTTCTCCATACGGTGTCGGAATTAGTAAGTTCACAGGTTCTTGGAACAGGTTGATGTCTCGTATGCCTAATGTACTGTGGCAGTGTGATGTAAGTCAGTTTGATGCGTGCATCAGGCCCTTGCTCATGAGCGCAGTCTATGACGTACGTGAGTTACTGTTTGAAGATATACCTCGTGAATATTATGAATTCAGAGACCAGTGGTTAGATTTTCTGATTGACGGGTCGTTTGTTGATCACCATACTGGCGATTTGTACTCTGTTCATGGTGGTAATAAAAGTGGAAGTCCAAACACATCCTCAGACAATACCATTGCAAATATGATTGTCCTATGCTATTCGATGATGTCCGTCGGAGTTAATCCGATGGAGACACCTTTCGTTTGCTATGGTGATGATCTTTTGCTATGTGGTTCTGTTCCTGAGGATGTGTGGGCTGCTTATACTAGCATGGGTATGATTATAAAGCCAGGCGCTTGTAAGAGAGTGATGAAGACTGAGGTTGATTTTCTGAGCTGTAAGTCACTGAAACGCTATGGTCAGTATGTTCCCGTCTGGAATTCATACAAAGCGGCTTATTCAATGATGGTGACGGATTCTAAAGGTGAACTACTTCGCGGTAGTCGCTTTAAGAGTTTGTTGCTTGAATCGTTGTTTGTTGCTGAGTTTGGTGTTCTGTCGGAGTTCGCTCGACTTAATGGTTTCTTTTATTCCCGTTCACTGCTAGAGTGCATCTTTTTTGGTATGGAGGTGGAGGACAAAAAAGAAATGCCTGGTAAGAAAAGGAATACTAAGACTAAGCAGTCTCTTAAGGTCCCAGCTTCAAGACCTCAAAAACAGAAGCGCCCACGTCGTCGGAGACAGGCGGGTTCACGGACCGGCCAGACTGACGATTCCCAGTGGTTTATGATTCATCGCGAGGCGATATCAACATCAACACAGAGTGGAGTTTTATTTTCATCAATTCTCCACCCCTCACTTTTTCCTGCAACACCCTACTACACACGGTGTAGCAATTTCACTCATAGGATTGAGCGATCTTGGGAGTTCCGAATCATGATCACAACTGCATCCTTTACCGGATCGCGTGTGGCAGTCATTCCTGTGAATGATCCATCACCTGATGCAGTGATGTCTGAAACTGTTGCTTTCCAGCAAGTTGCAAATGGTCGTGCGGCCATAGCGACTTCAACGGGAGCATCAGACCAGAGGTCATTTGTTAAGATGTATGGAGCAACCACAACACTGTCAAATGCGAATCCGAGTGTTCAGTCATCATTGGTTGGCTTCTCTGTTGGTACATTTTTTGTGTACCTACTTGATCCACCAATTGGACTAGCACAGGGTGCAGCCCTGCTAGTAACAGTCCTAGCACGAGTTGCCTTGACTGTCGTGGGACCCTTTACTGGGTTCTTGACTTTCGAGGCCAACCCGACTGATCACGGTGCTCCTCCTGTCGAGCTTAAGATCTCTGATGTGACCAAGGACCGTTCATTCATTACCCACAGTAAGAGCTCATACCTGGATTTTGGTCGTTATCTTGCGATTGAAGGACCAAGTGTTACTCTGGATTCGGCAGAGTGGGCCGTGAAACCTGAATTTTCCAGGATTTACGCTTCGCTTTCGCCTCCGGCGGACAGTTGGTATAATAATCAAGATGAAAAGATCATGCCTGAGTTTTACACAGAGGGTGATTTGGGCGGCGGTGTTCATGTCATGATTGGATGGCCCACCATTCAGGATGCGAGGACATTCACCGTTTCTCCAAGCTCAGTTGTCAATGGGCGAGCCCTAGGGTTCGGCTCAACAGACTCCAAGGCTAAGAAGAAATGGTCTGAAACATGGTCTGGTGGCTCGGAGAGTGGTCAACGAAGTATCTTCTTTGTTGCCATTGGAGCACAGACAGTGGATGCAATGTGTTGTGATTCTTTTTTAGGCCAACGACTCGGTGCCTTGTCACTGAACTCGGACCCGAGTCTTTTGGAGCCGTGATGGGAATCAATGCACATTGGGATGTTTATCTTCGTGTTATGTCTGGTTTGGTTGATTATGTTAACAGCATGCGCCTAGCTCTAACAGGAATTGAGAGTGTTGTAACAGAGATCAAAGGAATTTGTGAACTGTTGTTGATTAAGCCTTAGTGTATTATATCCATTTGTGTGTTGATGTATATATTGTGTGTTGTCTAGCCCGGGCCAGCGGGCTTCCCACTCTTTTAGTGGTTTACATTCCATTCTAGCAATTTAGTGAGATGACGAGTAATTGTTTAGTGGGCAAAACCGTCTCGGGCCTGGCAGTGAAAGTGTACTTACTTCTGAGTTAGAACTTCCCCAACTAGTCAACCAAGGGTACCGTAACGCGAGAGCTGGAAGCTCATCCTAGCACAGTGCTCACATAGTGAGATACTCTGATTGGGCGTGAAATTGCGCTACCTCATGGTGACACAACCTATAGCTTTCTCTT